TACCCTCGTACAGGGGATGTTATTCTTGTAGCCACTGCCGATGATGGAAGTGATTTGGAATATTTCTACATGTCAACTGTAGTTGGATCGTTCCCAGGTATTGATGGTGCGTTGCCTAATTATCCAAAAGGGTCTGATAAATTTCTAACAGGAAATTCATATAAGGATACCGTTGGCTTGAAGGATCACCATGATGGAGGTGTAGAGTTTGTTTACGAGAGCAGTGAAGGTGGAGACGCTGGGGTAACTAGACGAAGTTATGCCCAGCTTTATGCTGGCACTAATAAAATAAAGTTAACTAGAAATATTGATCGTGAAGGTATACTTATAGAAACTAGTGACACTTCTCCCAGAGTAATGTTAAAGATGAATAATTCTGGAAATGCAGCAGGTGCTGGACCATGTTCTTTTACTGCGAAATCCTATGGAAATATGTTTTTCCATACAACTGTAGGGAATATGAAGCTAAGTAACTCTGGTAATGGGGGAGAAATAAGCCTACAAAATTTTGCTACTAGGGACGGTGATGGCTCCTCGGAAGGTACGCCTCTTAATAGAAGAAAAGGTAATGTTAATATAGAGAGTTGGCATAATAGTATTAATATAAATGCTTTTGCTTTTAAGCCGCTTACACCTCCAAGAGTATTTATAAGAACTCAGCCCCTCCACAGAGATGGTGTAGTTCAACTAAAAACAGGTGGTACGATTGAGATTGTAGCTAATGACCTTGTAGCAACTGTAGGAACTAACCCGCTCAGTGGTAAAATCACCATATGGGCCTCAAAAGGTATAGATATATTTACACAGACAGGGGATATTAATATATCTGCTCCTCTTGGTAATGTCAACTTACAGCCCGTTATTCCTGCTGGCATTGATTTCATCCCTACCTTAGACCAAAAATTTACATAATGCCTATTAATCCTTTAGATACCAGTTGGTTAGTTGGAGTTCCTCTTGGAGCAGGAACTCTTCCAACTTTTGGCCTTCCTCCTTGTATTTTTGAGTTAGGGATGGAAATTTTACAACTGTTGCCTGGAGATGCTCTTGCTGCCTTAACGGCAGGAATTAACAAAGGTATAATGGCAGCCCAATCCTCTATTCAATGGGCTAAGGACAACATTTTCGGACTTATTGGCTTATACGACAAGGACGGAGATGGGATCTACGAGTGGGGGCTAGACTCAGGCTTAGGTGGGTTAGGTTCCTTTATGGATGGCATGTTAGGTGCTATTGGAGCAGGTATCGGGTTTATTCAAGAAGCCCAATCACAAATAAACGCTACCATAGACAAGATTAATGACATTATAGCTTGTTTAGAGTCATTCATGGGTCAGGTGGCTGATAGTATAACTACCAATCCTGTCTCAAACGAACAAACAGCAGCCCTTTTATTTGAGCAAGAAATAATCATAACTCAAAGCACTGACTTCATAAAAAAGGCAGTAGTTATGCTGGAAATGATTGGTTCTATTGTAATTGCTAGACAGAATGGTGAAATTTTTGATCCTGATGTTGACCAAGAGGAAGAGGAAGAGATATTCAGACTAACTTTTGGTCCCCCTGAAAGTAAGAGTGGGTCCTTCTTATTGTCGGTTGATGGCCTTTATTACGACTCCCAAAATAGGACTTATTCAGACGGGTCCGAAGTACCTACCTTAGATGATATTAGTAACTTGACCTTTGTACCAGACACAAACAAGTGGAAGCTTGATCATTCCCCAAATTTAGGAGGAAAAGGTACTCAGGTGAGCTTAGGAGATATAGACGATTATGTGGGAACTATTTTTGATATAGAAAATATTGATGATGGGGAATACTTGCTTGAACACTACTGTAAGGATCATACTTTAGGGGTCCTTCAAGGTAATAAGTCTAAAATTATAACGGATATGGAAAGGGATAAGCAGAATTTAATTGCTTCTGGGTATGATCCAACCTCTGCTATTATTCATAACATTCAGCAGGGTATCTTTTCTACAATAGAATCTTTTGACATTAAGATTAGAAAAAGAAAGAAACAGATTGAGGTTGCTGTTAAAGCTTATGATTTATTCGGATACGATAAGACCTTCCTTCCTGGGGAAGTCCCTGTAAACGATTTCAGTTATCTATCAAATTTAAATTTGGAAGTCGGATTTCAAAAGCAGAAAAAACTAGTAATAGATCATGGGGAAGTAAGTGGGATCATTCTACCAGTTAAGCCCATATTTGTAAAACAGGCTACAGCGGCCCAAACCTTCTCTCTAACGCCTTTAAATATAGCACCCATAGGAACGGGGGCATTCGCTGATTTACCGTCTGCAAGCTCTACAGTCATGCCAGCGTTAACCATATCAGACGCAGTAGCCCCTGATCACTTAGTTGCCATTTACAGTTTTCTAAACGCTAAGGTTGAGCCCCCTAACTCTGTATTAACTAATGTTATAAGTTGTAACAATGACTCTTCTCAGGACGCGCAGTTAGTTGGTAGGTCAACCTCAGAGGTTTTCTCTCAAGGTCTAGGCATTCCTTTATTGGATGGAATAGTATCTTTTGCTGCGTCAGGTTCATTACTAAAACCCACCAATGTTGGAAGTTATTTAAGATTACCTCCAAGCAAAAGAATGCAGGACTTAATGTTTAACCTTAGGGGATGTTCTTTTGATTTCTGGCTTCATATGCCTAAAGCGTTCGCTGAAGGTTATAACAGGTTTGAGACAGACCCCTCCCAGGCTATAGTAACAAACTCTACCGCCCCAGAGAACACAAAAGGTGCTTGGCTTGATTATAATTATTATAAGGTTATCTTAGCTAATGAGAATACGGGTGGGTCCTATACAGGAGATCCTGATATTATGCCTAGGAACGGTAATAGTGATACAGTCAGGGGCATGGTTATGGGCTTTACTAGGGACCCTCAAATGAAGACTCAAGGGACTACTGCCACTAGGGGTAGCGATATAGACATCGCCTTGAATTACGCTGGTATGGCAAGTGATGATACTACTTCAAGTTTCGCATTCTTTATAGCCCCTACACAATCCATACAGGATTCAAATGGTAATAATTCTGTTGAGTTTATCAGGTCAGGTCCATGCGAGTCTACTTTAACTACTTTTGATTGTATGATCGTTCCTCATACAAAGCAGACCTCCTCAGGCTACACTTTTGGAGATCTTTCATCTACTTATGTACATATGAATGTTTCGTTTGATGTCCAAAACGACCTTATTAGCGTATATTTAAATAATGAGATTTTGGATACAGCCCCTATGAGTACTACTTTCGGTATACAACGGAAGGAACCTCCCAGAATACCTTCATTTATCAGTACAGGTGATAACCCTAGTTTCTTGTATTCAAAAGACAATCTGAATACAAGTGCTACCTCTGTATTAGACAATGGACCTACCTTAGACCCCTTCTTTACTCCTTGGGTTATTGGTGGAGGATGGACTGATGGTAGTCCTATTACTTACTCTACTAGCTCTGGTGGGTTTATGGGTAGTACTTCCATTGGGGGATCAGCCTCTGTTCTAGGATCTCATGGGTTTAGTAGTGCCTTAGGTGGCAGGATAGGAAGTTTTAAAATTTACGACAAACCACTAGATACAAGTGAGATTACCACTAACTACAATGCCCATAAGGCATTTTTCCAAAACATTAAGATTCAATGACTACCACAACCTATGGAACTCTAGCCCCAAGTACCACCCGTGATAATGTTAAGGATATTCTCGGGTCTAAATTCATAGGGCTAAAAGTACCTATTGGATCAGGAAATAAACTTTTTTCAAAATCTACAGATAATGAATCCTTAATAGGACAAATAAGGCAATTAATTTATACTACCCCTGGGGAGAGGGTTATGCTTCCTAATTTTGGTTTGAATTTAAACTCATATTTATTTGAGCCATTAACCCCACAACTGATTGATGAGCTTAAAAATAAGATAAATATACAGTTTAAAAAGTATATCGAAAATGCCTTAGTATTAAAAATTGTTGTTTTTTCTGAAGAGGTAGATGACCCTTTTGCTACAGCAAGTTTACCTTCAATAATAATTAGAATGGCTGTAAGGAATAAGGAAAACAATCAAACCCTACCTTTGGAGTTTACAGTATGACAAATATACCCTATACGAGTGCCGCTTCTGATTTTTTAAAGTTAGTTTTATTCAAGGATGATGACAAATCAAACCTTATAGATTACGCTGCCACTGATTTCTTATCACTTAGGGAGTCCTTAATTAACTACATTAAAGCTGTATATCCTTTAGATTACAATCTATTCTCGGAATCTGATTTAGGGATGGTTTTTATAGAATTAGTAGCCTACATGGGGGCAGTCCTTTCTATGAAGGCTGATATGCTTGCTCATGAGTCTTTTCTAAAAACTGCTAAAAATCCAACTAATATTAGAAAGCTTCTTCAATTAATTGGAGTAAAATTTAGAGGCCCTGGAGCAGCGGCAGCACAACCTTTAGTTACTCTAGAAGGGGGTCCTTTATCTTTAGGAGAAAGTATTAGTATCCCAGTAGCCAGTAGAGTCTTTTCTAGAAACTCTGATGTTGACGGGGCAACAGTTAATTATGTTCTGTATAAGATACAGAATGGAAAAATACTGGATATTAATTCGACTAATACCATTGAATTAACTTATGCAGAATCAGATGGACTTAATGGACTCACTTGGTCTAATTTAGTTTTGGTAGAAGGAACTTTGGTTGTTGATACGAATACCTTTTCCGATGTTGATGTTATTAAAGAAGTATCCCTTACAAACTCCCCTGTTATTGATGGGAGTATTGAGGTATTTATTGATACAGGGGATCCGTTAACATCAAAGGCATACACCGAGGTACAGTCTCTTTTATCAACATCTTCCTCAGATCAACTAGCCTTTGAAGTAACTTATAACCCTGATTTTACAGCTAAAGTAATTTTCGGGGATGGTGTAACTGCGAATCTTCCACCTACTGGATCCATTTACACTATTAACTACAGAGTTGGTGGAGGCATTCGTGGAAATGCGGCTACTGGTGTTATTGATAAAAATATAACTGCTGCGGGTGATGAGACTTTAAATGTTACAAATACTCGGCCTTTTACTGGGGGGCAAGATTCGGAAAGTATCGAACATGTTAAAAAGTATGCTCAACTAACATTTAAACAACAGGACCGACTTGTTTCATTAGATGATTACACTTCTTTTTCTAACACCTTTAAGTCCTCTACAGGAGCCTCAGGTAAGGCTATAGCTGTAACGAGGAAAGCTTATAGTTCAGCAAATATTATTGATGTTTATGTTGTAGAAATAGCATCAAACACACAACTTCAAAAAGCATCCCTAGCATTTAAAGGTAACCTCCTAGAAGAGATGGAACCTAAAAAAATGATGACGGATGAGTTAGTGATAGTAGATGGTCTAATTAGAACAGTAGATCTTGCGGTCGAGGTAACCCTGGATGCTAGGTTCAAGAACAAAGAATCTTCCATTAAGTCTAATACGGGTAGAGTTATTTTAGATTATTTCAATGTTTCTAATAGGGAGTTTGGAGAAAGCTTCTTTCCTCAGGACATCGCAAGAGAAATATTTACGGCCATCCCTGAAATAAGATTAGCTGAAATAACAAATTATAAAGAACCAATAACTCTAGAATTTAATGAGATTCTTCAGTTAAACAACTTCAAAATAACTCTTAATTATGTCTAAGTCCTTTAAGAGAAATTATGTTGATGTTCTTCAAGTAATAACCCCTTCTTATTATAAGGGGTTAGACAAGGAGAATGTTGTTGATTCAACGGATCTGGTAGCTCAAGTATTAACTACTGAGATTAATCTTATAAAAAATAATCTTTTTATACAGCCTCTTAGTTTGGATCCTTTAAGTCTTAGTGGCCTCCTTGATTATTCAGTTTTAAAAGGGTATTGTACAAAGTTACCTAATTATTTTATTAAACAGAATAAGCTAACTGAAATTACTTTTTCTGAATTTGATTTAGTTATCATGCGACCCTTGGGTTATAATATTGATAATTACAATACATCTGCTGAGTTTAAAGATTTCCTTTCTGGTACATTACTTCCTCAAATAGCTATTGGAGATAATGCTACTGTCACTGATATATTTACTAACACGACTGGTGCTTATGGGAGTGATAATGAAGCTTCTCATAAATTTCTATTAGAATCCTTAGGCTTATTTCATATTCTAAACTATAAAAGAACCACTACACCTGAGCTAGATTTTCAATCTTTATTAGTAGATTTATTAGCCACTAAACTATACTCAGGATATTCTGTAGGTTTAGTTGATGCTATAAAAATAATAAAAACTGGTTTTTGGAATTGTACTGATGCTACCACGAAAGCAATCGCATTCCCGTCTCCTTTCGCGTCAGGAACTGATACATGGACAAGTGGTACACAATCATTAGATAAAATAAAGACATGGGCTGATGTCATGTATACAGAAGCCTATGGTTCAGAATCGGATACTTATATTAGGGACTCTATTGTTGATTTTGTAGATAACGATTTTTACCCAGATGACCTTCTCCCAGGTGGACCATTCTATAGATTACAAAGGGCAGTAGGGTTTTTAATATCAGATATAAATGATCAGATTGTATCTTTAGAAACCTTACAATCTATAGATAATTGTCCGACTGATTTACTTCCTTATTTAGCAGACATAATAGGATGGGAATTCTATACATCAAATACTGATGCTTGGAGAAGACAATTAAGTTCAGCAATATCTTTATACAAACAAAAAGGAACAAGATTAGGTTTAGAAAATCTTATTAAGGTTGTACTTCCAAGTTTTGATTTAGATTTCTCATCTCAATACAGTGAGTTTTATGAGTCGTATGTCCCTAACCTTATGTATTACCTCCTAAAAACAGATTCCTATCTGTTTAGTGGGTTAGATTCTTGGACTCAAGAAAAGGCAAATAATATATCCAACGGGGAATGGGATGAGGTAAGTCTAGATAATTCTATTCGTCTAGTAATTGATAATGTACTTTTAGAAGCTGTAGAGAAGTACCCTCACTTATTCAACTTAGAAGGTTTTAAGTTTGACCTCAATAACCCTTCCTTTTCTTTTAATTTTAGAAATAGAGATTTTAAAATACCACCATGGGAGCATGAGAAGTTTTATAAAAGTTGTGCTATATCCGAAGAGTTAGTTGAGTTTTTTAAAAATAAACTTATATGCTTAGGGGTTCCTGCTATTTCTACTGTAGCTTTTTATGATTATGTATTAGATAACACTATTAGAGGAATGCAGTCAGGAGAATTTTATAATAACGGATTCTTTTTTCTAACATCTTCTATGAATCTTGCTCCTAATTACTCATTAATTATGAGTAATTATGATAGGGATAGTTTTGATCTTTTACCTATGTGGAATGGTAAGTCCTCCCATTTCAATCTAACTTTATCATCAACCAATATAGATAACGATTTTTTCAACCCAGGTGCATTTGATAGAGAGGACTTCTTTGCTTCTTTGGAAGCTATACCTAAATTTGTTCCTGCCAAAGCTATACCAAGGACTCACATTGATTTGCTAAACGGGGATCCGTATACTTCGTTTGTGGCGTTGGCTCCTAGAGCTACTACATCCTTCTTAGATCAACCTAATGCTTCTGGAACTATGGGAGGGTATCAGCTATGCTCGGTTGATATGAGGAGCGAGAAGGCAGCTTTACTAGGTAGTAGCATTCTGCTTGGGTTTGATGATAGTAAATCATGGACCTCCCATGCCAACTTACCAGTTTTTAAAAGAGATAGATTAAGATTTGGTATAATTCAAGATCAAATTTCAACTAATTATGTTTTAAGTGTATACCCGTTAACTCTTAGTGGAGATTACATACCTTGTCTTGGGAGATCTTCAAAAAGAAGAAGGGATGATTCAAAGACTTTGTGGAAGGGTGATTGGTTTAATAGGGAGGGATTTAATCCTCCTATAAGATTAAATAAAGGATCCTCATCAGGAACATCAAAGAAGTCTTCTGATTGGGGCGTTAGTGGTTTTATCCCCCTTGGTTATGTTTTAAGTAGCAATTCCTTTGTCCCTGTAACAGATACTTTCGATTTGCCTGGGGTTTATGAGTCTTGTGAAACTGTAGATTCTGATGGTATATTTTATGGGGTGGACACTTCTAATGCTTTCAGTATTAGAGGGGTTGATTCTATAAAGCCTTATGAGGGGCATACTTACAGGTATAGGGATGATACCGAAGACTTCCCTAAACTTATTTATGATTTAATTTCATTAAAAGTACACCATAAGACTTTAAAGTTTTTAGAAGTAAATAAACATTTTTTCCAATTTAATCATTGGAAAGATTTTTATGAAAATGTATTTAATACATTGTGGGATTCTCATAACCTAACAGATGATGATTTTTATAATAAAAAATTTGGTAAGTATGTTAGACGAGGAAGCAGGAGTAGTGTACGAGGGATGCCGTATTTATATGAGAACTTCTTTGCTAAAGAAGACTTCAACCAAAATACTGCATATACACTACTTACTAGTTATATTAATGGTGGAAGTAATATTCTTTCCAAAATTAATGGACCTTACATGTGGAATGGCTTATTAACTTTAGATGGGTCAGGTGTAGGGACAACTAAAACTAATATTAAAAACACTGATATAACTGACACTAACGAATTCCTGTTATCCGCTATAGGGTTGGATTCCCTTTATGTTTCCTCTCCGTCAGACTTATATGTAAATAAAGCTGAGTATAGAAACCCTTATTATTTTAGTGGAGTTGAGGTAGTTTATGACCAAAATACGAAAAATAAGATGATGGCATTTTCTTTATCTGATAATGGTAATCTTCTTAGTGAGGATTCAGCCTTGCTAGAGAATAACTTATTAGGGCTTAGAATAACAGAGCCAGGAAGCAGATTGAGATTTTCGTTCAATTATGGTGACCAAGGAGTATTCTTCTCCCCAGAGCATGATTTTAATATAGATACTAGATCTATATTTATGGAAGATACTAGTTTGTTAACAGGTGGTAGGTCTTATGGTGTGTGGATTCATACTGAAGTAGAACAAGATTATAATGGAAATAATATATTTTGGAACTACTCACCAAACGGGAAATGGGAAATATACAATGCTACTGAAGTAACTACTAAGAAACAGGGTTACAATAATTTATTAAATAAATTATCTCATAATATAGTACACCCATTATCCTCTATCGAACAAAGTCAGGATTCCTGCTTCTCTACTACGGACTCCTTGTATAAGCTATGGAGCCTAAAAAAGAACCAACTAGTTACGGATAGTATAAAATTTAATACAAACAATCAACCCATTGCTGTTCCTTTAAATTACTATCAAGTACACAATCAAGTCCATAGACAAGATCAAATATATGTTATAGAGCTAATACCTTATGCTGATATTAGTGAGGATAAGGTTTGGTTACTAGACGGTCTATCCGTGGTGGATACTACTTTAAAGGATTACTCTAAGTTAGAGATAAGTGAATCTATAGATGATTACAGTTTAGAAGATATTATTACTTTTAAAACAATTAGGTTTTTCACGGAGTCTTTTGAGGAGTTACCTTTAAGTACCTTTATTTATGTAGATTCTAGTGGAAACATGTCTTATAATAATTCAAAAGTTACTGCTGCAATCGCTTTAGGTTCTAATAGTACGGCCACTACAGAAAAGCCTAAGCTATACACTCAAATTAATGCGTACAACCCAAGTATCTAT